GTAGATAAAATTATTGAGGAAGTAAAAAAAGATGGCAAATTTGCAAATGGCTATGTTCGCCCCCAAAAGTGAATGGGTCCCACCGCTAGAACTCCCGGACATTACTGCGGCAGGAACAATAGCAATCGACGTTGAAACACGGGACCCGAACCTAAAAAAGAACGGGCCCGGCTGGCCAACAAAAGATGGCGAGGTCATAGGATACGCTGTTGCAGTAGACGGGTGGTCTTGCTATCTGCCCACGCGCCACTTCGGTGGGGGTAACTTAGACGAAAAGATAGTCAACAAATGGCTCAAGAAAGTCTTTGAGTGCCCTGCCGATAAGGTCATGCACAACGCACAATACGACTTGGGATGGATTCGAGCGATGGGCTTTGAGATGAAAGGACGTGTCATTGATACGATGCTTATCGCCGCCCTGCTTGATGAGAACAGGTTTAGCTACAGCCTCAACGCTTTATGCTACGATCTTCTTAACAAAACAAAATCCGAAAAAGCCTTAACCGCCGCGGCTCTTGAGTTTGGGATCGACCCCAAGGCAGAGATGTGGAAGATGCCCGCCATGTATGTGGGGCCCTATGCTGAAGCAGATGCAGAGTTAACTTTGGAACTGTGGCACTATCTGTCCACACAACTGAGCAAAGAAGACCTCTGGCCAATAGCTAATTTAGAGCTAAACCTTCTTCCTTGTCTTGTTGACATGACGTGGCGTGGTGTTCGCGTAGATACCAACCGGGTAGAACGCACACGAGACGCACTTCTCAAGCGCGAAAAGAAGATAATGCAGGAGATAAAACGGCTCACGGGAACTGATGTAGAAATCTGGGCCGCGCAGTCGCTCTCTAAATCTTTTGATAAGTTAGGTATAAATTATCCAAAAACAGAAAAGGGCGCACCAAGTTTTACGAAGATGTTTCTGACCGAACACGAACACCCGCTTGCAAAGCTGGTTGTTCAAGCACGTAACCTTAACAAAACTTCCGGCACGTTCATTAACTCAATTATGAAGCACTGCCGCACTGATGGCCGAATACATGGGCACATAAACCAAATCCGGTCAGACGATGGCGGTACAGTTTCGGGCCGCATATCAATGTCCAACCCTAATTTACAACAAATCCCGGCCCGCGACCCAGAGCTTGGTCCTATGATCCGGTCCCTGTTTCTACCAGAAGAAGGCGAACAGTGGGCGGCAATTGACTTCTCGCAACAAGAACCACGCATCTTGGTGCATTATGCTCACGTTTATGGGCGTAATCGTGGCGTTGCGTTAGAGGGTGCGGCAGAGTTTGTTGACGCATACAACGAAGACCCTGACACTGACTTCCACACGATGGTTGCAGAGATGGCTAACATTCCCAGAAAACAGGCCAAGACTATTAATTTGGGCATGATGTATGGCATGGGCGTAAATAAACTGTCCGAACAACTAGATGTTTCGTTAGAAGAGGCCAAGGGTCTTGTAAAACAGTACCATGACCGCGTACCGTTTGTTAAAGGACTAACCCGCGGTGTTATGAACAGGCTCAACGAGAAATCGTCAGCAGGGGCGTTGCGCTCACTGGCAGGCCGTAAAGCACGGTTCGACCTTTGGGAGCCAGATACTTTTGCTATGAACAAGGCTATGCCCTACAAAGACGCGGTTGACGCTTATGGGCCCACGACGAAACTAAAGAGGGCCTACACATACAAAGCTATGAACAGGTTGATCCAAGCATCCGCCGCGGACATGACAAAGCAAGCAATGGTAAATTTATATAAGGCAGGATACCTACCTATGGTGCAAATCCATGATGAGATTGCAATGTCGGTAAAAACTGTTGACGACGCAAAGAAAATCGCTCACATTATGGAGACTGCTATACCTCTGGAAGTTCCTAGTAAATGTGATGTTGAAATAGGACCATCTTGGGGCGAAGCACAGTAGTTTGGACACTGCTCGCTTAACTGCCCCGCTTCGGCGGGGTTTTTTTTACTTGACTACCTGTTTTTAACTGATATACGGGGTTTGCGACTAGCCTGTTTTTGGTAACTCAAGACGGGTAGAAAAAAGACGACGCTCCACCCAGTGTCGTCTTTTTTTATGTCCCACTCTTTTCTTGCAATCTTGTATATTTTCCTATATTATCCTAGACATGCGTAAGCGCATTGGAGAGAAAAATGGATACAACACGTTGGAAAAGCATTCTCGTACCGCGAGAAGTGTATGAAGAGATAAAAGAACTGTCAAAAACCGAAGGCCGCACCATTGGCGGGCAGTTACGGCTTGTTTTTGATTGGTACAGAGAATCCAAAAAGGAATTTGCAGATGATAACCAAGGGAACAGGGGAATTTCACAAGAGATTAATACAAAACCTGTGCCCAAAGTGCGAGCAAAAGCTTAAAATTGTTAAAAAAGACGATAAAATCCTCGTAAGGTTCTGTGGCATCTGTAACCTGACAGTATCAGATCAGATAGAAAATGCAGAATATATGGAAGAGGTATGCGATTAAGTATTGCATATCGCATATAAGGGGTTTATAAGGGCTTTTGAGGGTCATGCCTCATGCTCTATAGTTAAGACAAGACTAGCCCCTAGCTCGGTTGCCCCCAGCTAGGGGTTTACTTTTTTTAAAGGAGAGAAAATATGGAAAAAGTGTTTGTAAACGGTCTCATGGCAAAAAAACCTAGAGAAACTGCTCCAGATTGGATAAAATGTAACCTAAGTATAAAACGAGCAGACCTCGCAACGTGGCTCGCGGAACAAAAAGGTGATTGGATTAACGTCCAAGTGTGCGAAAGTAAGAGCGGGGATAAATGGTACGCAGAGGTAGATACATGGGAACCCAAGAAGATGCAGAACTCTTAGAAGAAGGATGGCGGCAGAATAAAGAAGACTTTCTGCAAGCCGTAGAGTGTACGCACGAACTTCTAAAAGAGTTTGAAGAAATGGGTCTTAACAAAGGAGCCGCTATCGGCGGTTCCCTTACTCATCTTATCTCCCACCTTATTGCCGTGTCCCCCGATCCGGCTACCGCGCTGGGCCTGCTTTCGTCCTGCATGACAAACGCTGCAATAAACGCGACCCGCGCCGCTGAGAACCATCCCGGCAGTGACGGAATACATTAGTTGACTTAATCCCATAATGTCTTATACTTCTCCCACGTTTTAACTAAAGGAGAACGACATGGCATATAAATCAGCCTCATATCAATGGAAAATGAACCTGACATTAATTGACATTACTGAAGTGTGTGAAATCGCTAAACTTTCTAAATCAACTATCTTTAAAAAAATAAAAGAGGATAAATTTCCGGAACCAATCAAAGTGCCAAGCCCCAGTTCCCGCGGCCCAAAGCTCGTGAACCGCTGGGACAAAGCAGAAATAATTGATTGGGCGTTTGATGATGATGGGGTGCAAGAACTAGATGACATAAAAGATGAAAAGCTTAGAGTGCCCTATGGTGATGCTTTTCTGGAAGAAGCCCGCAAGGGTGAAGGTTCCGGGCCAATGGATTGGGACGAGCCTATAAGCTGGGCTAAAAAAATATCTCGTCACAGATTATTTATCCCGGTAATAATACTGGCTATCGCCGCCATGCTTTACAGTTTGTTAACTTGAGGCAATAAAATGACGGAAGAAGATAAGAAAAACGCAAAAATCCTTACGTTGCAAAGCCAAAACCTAAAACAACGTAAAGAAATAACAAGATTAACAGTGGCCCTCGACAAATTAAAACGAGAAACACAAAATCTTTTAAAGGACGTTAATTGGATGAAAGGCCAACATAGATGAAATGCGAAGAATGTGGCGGTGAAGGGGAAGTGGAAGAAGAGTTCTTTAGACCACAGTCCTTTGACCGCGACATTGGAATAATAGACTCCCGAACAGTTACTTGCGAAGTGTGCAACGGCAGTGGTGAAGTAGACCTCGGTGAAGATGATTTGGACGACGAGTAAAAAATAATACTTGGGAGTTTTTAAATGTTGGCAGAAATGTGCTTGGCCCTTGCTTTGTATCACGAAGCAAGAGGCGAACCCTCTACCGGGCAAATGATGGTGGCTAAAGTAATCGTCAACCGCATGGAGTCCAAAAAATTTCCCTCAGATATGTGCGGCGTAATTATGCAACCACGCCAGTTCTCGTTTGTAAGAAAAGGATTGGTGCCCGTTCCTAAAGATGAAGAAGCATGGAAAATTTCTAAAACCCTAGCTCAAGAAATTATAGACGACCCAAGCGTCCTTCCCTCTACGTCCGCGGACCATTACCATACGACCAAGGTGCGACCCGTTTGGAGAAAGTCCCTTCATAGAATTGTCCGGATCGGTAAACACGTCTTCTACTCTTATGACCCGCCTAAAAATTTAACTGTAAGTTTGCGGCCTAAGATACGGAAAAGATAAGAAAAAACAATTTAGTCGTGTCGCAAAAAGACAACTTTTTGTCGTTTTAGATATATAACTTTATATAAAATTATGTTAATATAAGTTATCGAAGGGGATGAACCTCTTCGGTCAATGTTTCACTTGAAACGTTGGGGGCGGGCAAGCCCCACGCTATTTGACATCGAATTAACCAGCCAGTGCTAGGGTACTGGAAAGGTGGTTCTACATAACTTGGAGTAAAAACATGACAAAAAAAATTTGGTTTGAACCTTCTTATGAAATTGACAATTTCAAAATAGAAAAAACACAAGCAGTTTATGAAATTAATCTTTTAGAATATCATTTCTTTGGTTCAAATTCTTCTGACTGGATAACCGATGTAGACTTTCAAAAAGTTTATAAATATCTATCTAGTAAAACACCAAAGGGTTCCTGCTTTATGATGTTTTTTGTACCCAAACACACTAAGTTTGATTACAAAATTATCAATTACTCTCCACAAGGCGTGGATGCACACTGGTTAGGAACCTATCATATAAATAAATAAACCATAGCCCGCGGTTCACGGATCGCGGGCTTTTTTGTGTGGATCGCGGATCACGGCACAATTAAACACGGTTCTATGTATATAGAGAAGCAAATAGAAAAAAAATATTTTTTGTTAAAATAGGTGTGTCTGGTGTAACCGTGTGTCTTTGGACAAAAAGTCGTTTATATATATAGGGTTATGAAGACACATATTTAAAAATAAAAATGTGCCAATAATGTGAATAAGTGCCAGAGGGCCTAATGTCCAAATCAGCATAATGGGCCTCAAAAAGTTTTTTTATAAAAAATATATTTGCTTCTCTATATATACAAAAGGGAAGTTTTAAGGCAAAGTATCTGGAAATAACTGGAGAACATTATGGCTAGGAAAAAAGCAGCACCTAAAACAATAACACCTGTTGTTAGAAAGAAACCCGGAAGGCCAAGAGCCACAAGGGAACAACCATTAACACGACGGCAAGAACTGTTTGTTAAAGAACTGGTTTCTAAAGATGGGCAGATAACTATGAGAGAAGCCGCTATTGAAGCAGGCTACCCCGCAGGCTCGGCACACACTAGAGCTTACGAACTAACCAATCCTAATATTAGTCCACACGTTGTAAACGCTATTCAAGAATATCGTGCCCAACTGGATGAAAAGTATGGGGTACATTACCAACGCCATATCAAAGACCTGCAATTGATAAGAGATATGGCTCTAACTAACGGTGCATACTCTGCCGCCGTTCAAGCCGAATATCGTCGGGGGCAAGCACAAGGCGATATTTATGTAAGCAAAAGCGAGATAAGACACGGGAGTATAGACTCCATGAGTAAAGAAGAGGTCTTGAACGCACTAAAGGAAATTAAACAAAGCTATGCCCCGATCACTATCGACATTACTCCCGAAGGACAGGACAATCCCCAAAACCGCGACAAAGCGAGAAGCCGACTTGTGGCGGATGATGAAATCGGGGATGGAGAGAAGCAACCGAAAGATCAAATCCACTAGACTTGAAACATGGGCTATGCCGGGAGTACCCGACGTTCTCTTATGTGATGAAAAAGGTTTGTTTCATTTCGTCGAGTTAAAAGCTACTGGCGGTAACGCGGTTGAACTTCGACCTCATCAAGTGTCTTGGTTAACGTCACATTCACATGGAAGTGCGTGGGTTTTGGTTCGCAAGGTTAAAACAAAGACGTTGCCTCAACGTGTGTATTTGTACCCTGCAAGTGACGCTATGGACTTAAAGTTTGAAGGTCTGGCAGTTGATCCAGTTTACTTTGAAGAAGGTGAACCTGACTGGGAAAAAATACTGGGGTTGATTTCTCCTAGATAATCGCATAAGATCGCATAGTCTTAACTTAACAATGGAGAAGATTATGGCAAAATTTCATGTTCACGTAGCGATGTATAATGATTTTATTGTGGAAGCCGACAACGAAGAGGAAGCTACTGCAAAAGTGTTATCTAAAAGCAGGCACGAAAGCTTAGATGGCGCGGACTATCAAATATCAGATGTTTCTGAAATGGAGGTCACGTAATGGGACTAGATATGTATCTAACGGGGGATAAGTTTACCCCAACCCACGACGGCAAACATCAACGACAAAAGGTTGATAGTTACGAGGTCACAAGCTTGCGGCTTGACCTTGGCCAATGGCGTAAACACTGGGCACTGCACAACTATATTGATCTGCATTACTCAGACAGTGAACGTCACGAAATCCCTCTTGATCCAAACCAGTTACTAGAAATTGCGGAAGCCGTGGAGCAAGGGCGATTGCCTGACGCAGATTATAGCCCTGAAATTGACGCTCATTACAAAGAACCAGAACAAGTTGCCAAGACTGCAAAAATCTTTCGAGATGCGGCGGCTTGGTTGCAACGTGACGATGGTTTCTGGCGTGATGTAGAATATTCGGGGGATTGGTGATGGAAGAGTTACAATTAGACCATGAGCCTAGTTTAGATCACTGGGCTAAACTGATTGCTGATGATGATATAGCTACAGGTTATCATACAAGTTGGAGCCACGCATATGAAAGTGCTTGGGTAGGTTTGGAAGCTGAATACAATTACAACTATGAATATAGGGAGGATTGGTGATGGCTAAAAAAACTTATCAAATAGTTGTGGAAGGCGTAACTTCAGCAACCCATATAGTTGACGCTGACGACATCGTGAAGGCGAGTGAAATC